ATGACGTGAGGTAGGCTCCAAATTTAATTGGAGATAGCCTAATGGCAATAACACAAATGAGTTCGCTGAACTCCGCTGGTAATGCAGCGTTTGAACAGCTCGCTTACTTTGCGTTGCGATCACAACCTCTTTTTGAGATGGTTGCGGATGTGAAAACCACTAACCAATCGCACGCTGGAGCAAGCGTTAAGTTCACAAAGTACAGCGATTTATCACAAGCTACTTCAGCAATTTCCGAAACTTCTGACATTGGTCCTGCAACATTGAGCGATTCACAAGTTACGGTAACTCTTGCTGAGTATGGTAATTCAGTACAAACCACCGCTAAAGCACGTGGAACCAGCTTCTTAAACATAGACGCTGACGCTGCTAACATTATCGGTTACAACATGGGTGACAGCCTTGATAAGATTGTTCACGACATTGTAACTGAAGGCAGCAACGTACTATACGGTGGCGATGCAACTAACACCGGAGAACTAGCAGCAGGTGACATTATCACCGCTAATCTTCTACGAAAGACTGTTGCTAATCTACGAGCTGCTTCTGCACCTGCATTCAATGGCAACGTTTACGTTGGATTTATCCACCCTGACGTTTCCTACGATCTGCGTAAAGCTACAGCCGTAACTGACGTTATTCAACATCAAATCCGCCAAGATGGAGGTGCTGTCCGCACAGGTAGCATTGGCACATTCGGTGGAGTTGACTTCATTGAAACACCAAGAATCACGCTAACCGCTGACGCTGGTGCTTCTAATGTTGATGAATACAAAACTGTAATAGTTGGTAAACAAGCTCTAGCAAAAGCGCACAGTGCTGCTGCTGGTTTCGGTGCTGACCCAAGCATCGTATTCGGTCC